TATGGTTTGAAGGGAGACAAACTGATGGAGAAGAATGCGATGGTCAATATGGATGAAATGAGAGACCAGTTATCGAAGTTTATCAAATCTAGAAAATCAAAGTTGAGAGTCACTATAAGGGAGATGATAGAGGAAAATGATTCTCCAATGTCCTTTGATGATATCGAGGAGAAACTAAGAGCAGAGGAGTCTGACTCATATGATGAGATATTCAGCCTACAACCTAGAGAACTAATGAACTGGATGAAAAGACAGGATAGTTTCATTGAACTACCAAACAGCAAGTTCGATAACTCGCCGGAGGTTATACAGAAAGACAAAGAGGATTCTGAAATGGCTGGTAAGTTTGAAGTCAGACAGAGAGATGATGGAAACATAGACTTCATCATAGAAACTGAGAAAGATAGAATGGCTTGGTTGATTGACATAGATGAACCAACAGATATCTACGAACTGTTTGGAAAGTCAGGAAAGTATCCGGCTATGGTTTCTGAGAAAATAGATAGCACTAAGATTCTAGACAGTGGTGAACTGATATTTGGTGTTCAGAAACATGGATATCATGAATATAGAATGGAAGGAGACAAGTTCCAATCTAGAATACACTTTAGAGTAGTTCCGTTGAATGAAAAGAAGTCTTGGATAGTATTCACAGGTAAACAACAGAAGATGTTAGATGATGACTCAAATGAGGGAATAATCAATATTAGCGATGATAAATACAGTAATTTGGAACTTCCTGAAGCCTCTTCGCCTGAAGATGAGTAAATCGTGTAGTTCATATAGTAAAAGATAATTCCTTTTGTAGTGTTTGCACCGCAGGAGGTTTTGATTAGACAGGAATCTAGTGATGGATTTACCATACTAAAGTCAGAAGAATTGACAATCGGTGGTTATGCATCAATAGAAGTAGTAGACAAGCAGAATGACTTGATTACTCTTGAAGCACTGGAAAAAGCAGTAGCAGAATTCATGGAAAGAAAGTCTTATCGAAATGTAATGTCAAACCATTCAAATGTTCAGGTCGGGGAGGTAATAGAGCAATATCGAGATACTAACGGGGTATTACACAAGACAGGTGTTGACAACGTTGGGTTCTATGTAGTTATCAAAATGAGAGATGACATAGAAAAGGCTAAGGAAATAGCAAGAGGTATTAGAAAAGGAACATTACGCTCATTCAGTATTGGTGGACAAGCAATATCAAAGAAACAAAGAAAATCGGAGGAATACGGGGAATACAACGAGATTGACAACTTGGAGTTGCATGAAGTTACCATATGTGAAAAAGGAATAAACCCCGAAGCAAAATTCGACATATTAAAACACGAAAATGGAGGTGATAATTTGTCAGAAAAACTAGAAAGCGCACTTGAGGAGTTGAATGGTCTGCTAAAGCAGGTTCAGGAAGCAACTGGTGCAAAAACAGAAAATGTTGTAAAGGAAGAAATGGAAATGATGGAAGAAGAAAAGATGGATGACGAGGAAGACAAAATGATGTCTGAGGACAAAATGATGGCTGACGAGAAGATGGATGACGATGACGAGAGCAAGATGTCTTACAAAGGAGATGATGAGATGAAAGCACTTGACGAGGATTCCACTAGGGACTACGGTGCTGGCGAGGAAATTGTCAGTGGCGGAAGACCTCTCGCTGCGCCAAGACAACTAGGCCCAATAAGCAAGGGTCTTGACTCAGCAGACTTCACTACTCTCGACTTGTCACCTGAGAACGTTGAGAAAGCATACGAGCAGTATCGTGCTGAACAACTTGAGAAGTTGGCATACGACAACCTCTCAAAGCAGTTTGAGGCTAGGCTCGCTGAAGAGATGGAAATGAAGAAGTCTCTAGCAGAGAAAGCAGAGTATGATGCACACTCAGAAGTGTCTGCTCTCAAAGAAGAGTTTGCAGAACTACGCAAGGCTCTAACCGCAGAGAAAGATGAAATTCGCAAGGCTACTGAAGTAGCA